GCCCAAACGTAGAAAAACGTTCGGTACACTAAATAAGTATGCCATTAAGCATACTTAAAAGTATACCTAATCAAACCCAAATGGGTCCAAGGATCTTGGCTCATGTCCTTGTAGATCGATTTGTGTGTATGGTTCTCCAGTTCTATCACAATCTAAATAGAACTTTTCCAATTCATCATAAGAATGAATTCGCGAAACTACGCCACGCTCTTGTAATTTTCTGAGTAATCTAACCATAAATGGTTGCAATCGCTCATACTCATCTAGACCATGTAGAAATAAATGACGCTGTGCTTCTAAAAACTTAACAGCCCACAATTCCTTCTTGTCTAAAACAGAGGCTTTGTCGAATTTTAAACTCTTCAACACTGAGTCCCATTCCAGGGGGGCGACATATTTCTGTAATCGTTTGTCGAAACGAAAGCCACGTTTAAGAAAATCACATTTAGTAATATCATCTATTAACTCAGGGTGTTTACTCTTATCAGTGGCATGTGTAATGGTAATGTGTAAAACGTGAAACCAAGCAGCAACTATTGATGGCATCAAACCAGCATCAGTATCTATATACGTACCTAACCATCTAGATACTATATCAGAGTATTTGATGCCCGAGTCATCACCAAAATTAGCTATTGATACATGTTGAAAGAAGGGATAGTAGTCCATCAACTCTTGATATAAATCTAACATTTGTCCTGATTTATTAAAAGCTAGGCAATATGCGATAAAATACGCAAGAATTTCGAACAACAATTCAACCCAACTATTCAAGAATGCTGTACCAGTGGCACCACTAGCCCCACCACAAGTTACTATAAAGAAAACGCCACGCAAATCAACTGCAAATATTTGTGACATCATACCCAATATCCATATCATTTTGATATGCTCCGCCGTCCATCCGGCACGAGCACACAAATTACAAATTATCTCAATAACATATTGGATCAAATCCAGTAATTTATCAAAATTCTTTATATCCTTGAAGAAAAATTTCC